GGTTCAGAAACTTTACATATTTCTTCACAAGCTTCTAATGTTTCATGTATACCATTTTCTATATAATTACATATTTGTGTTAATGTATCACATTTATAACCCATGATTGGTTCAGGTTCAGGCTCTGGTTCCGGCTCTGGTTCAGGTTCCGGCTCAGGTTCCGGTGCTGGTTCCGGTTCTGGTATATTACAATTTAATTCACATTCTCCTTGTGTTGTATATTCCCCATTTTCCATATAATTACATAATCTTGTTATTGAATCACAGTTGTATCCCATAACTGGTTCTGATATTGGTTCTTTACATTCTTCTTCACAAGACTCTAATGTTTCATGCCTTCCATTTTCTATATAATTACATAACTTTGTTATTGAATCACAATTGTATCCCATGATTGGTTCAGGTTCAGGCTCAGGCTCAGGCTCCTCTACAGATGATTTACAATTTGTTTCACACTCTGTTAGATTACCATATATACCACCCATATTTTCTTCACATTGTAATGTATTCTTATTACAATTATACCTTAATGGTGGTCTAATACATTCTTCTTCGCAATTATTTAAAGTTTCATATGGTCCATTGTGGAATTCATAACATTGATATTCTTCTTCATCACATGCATAATTCGGTTTACATTTTTCTAAGCATGTTTCTTCAGATCTAAATTCTCCATCAGGTTCAAATATACATTGATATGTTTCTAAATCACATGTATATCCACTTATATCATTATTATCAACACAATCTATTTCACAACTTTCTTTACTTGTATGTAACCCTATTTCATCTATATTACATTGAAAATTTGTTCTATCACATTTATACATTTCTCTTTGAACACAACTATTATTACATTCTTCAATTGTTTCAAATATTCCATTTTCTCTTTCAACGCATTCATTGCTTACATTACAAGAATATCTCATTTTTGGTTTTTTACAGATATCTTCACACCTTGTTTCACTATATATACCATTTTCTGATTTAATACATTGATATTCATCTGAACAATCATATTTATCTTCTGAACATTGCCCTGAACATGTTTCTTCACTATATATTCCATCATAATCTAAAATACACAAATTTCCAGAACAAGAATACATAGAAGTTCTAAATATATCTACATTAAATCCGAAATCTAATGTTAATAATACTGCTAAAACTACTAATGCAAGAACAATAATTATTGTTATCATTATAATAATATATATATTATATTATATTATAATATATGGAAAAATCTAATTTATTACTTCCAAATAATAATTTTCAATATTTAGAAGATATTAACAAAAATACAGAATTTAAAATGTGTATGAATAACTTAATTGAATATACAAATGAAGATAGATACATGTTAGATTTTTTTTCTAATCCAAATAACTCGATAGAAATATGGAATGAAGAACATATTAGTTATATAGTTGATAAATTTAAACAGATATCTAAGATAGATAAAAAAGAAGTATATAAATGTATTAGAAAAATAATTGTTGGTAATTTAGATAAATTTTGTGATGGTAAATTTACAGAAGATGTCATTGAATCTATGATGATTATACTAAATATACTTGATATTACTATTAATACAGAAAATCTTAAACATAAAAAACTTGCAAAGGAAAATTTTGATGAATTGGTTGAAAGAAGTAGTCCATATATTAAAATAATCATAAGAAAGAGTATATCTATTTCTAAACATTTAGAAAAAACATTCTGTAATGGAGTTAGCAAAGATACCCTTCACCTTGATAATGAATATAAAGAAAAAGAAAATGAAAAGGATAATAAATATATGTTTATTGAGGATATGGATATCTATAATCCATTAAAAAATAGTTTTATTTCTGATTTCTTTGAATTTATTAAAAAATCTTTAAAAACATTATCAACATTAGACCCTAATAATTCAATGCATAAAGTAATTATGCTTTTATTTTTTGGATTAATATTATACTTGTTGTTTTCCTTATTTAAAATAAATATAAATTATAATCTTACTTAAAAATATGACGATATATATATATAGTTAATAAATAAATATGGACCCTGTTGTAATGCAGGAAATAAATACAAATGATTTTCAGATATTTATTCGAGATTTATCTGAAAAATTAAATGCTAATGTAAAACATATTGTTGAAGATACTTTTAATAATATGGTAAAAATAAATAAAAAACTAAAAAAACGTGATAAAAAGAAAAAAGGATTAACTGCTGAAGATATTATCATTAATAATAAAAAAAAGAAATTTTTAGAATTAGTTAAAGAAGATGATAGAAAGATGGAATATTTTATTAAAAAAGATTTTGATATTAAAAAACCTTATAAAGATATCAATAAATTAAGTACTGACGAAGGTATAATTAAATTTAAATTTAGTATACTTGAAAAATTATGGAAAAGTAAAAAGAAAGACATGGAGAATATCCTTGGATTATATTATCAGCTAGTAAATATTGAAACAACTAATGAAGAACACAAGTCTATTATTAGAAAGATAAAATGTAATTTAGATAAATACGATATCAATTTATATATTCTTAAAGAATTAGGTCATATGTTACCCCCGTTAAATATATGGGATAAAAAAGAGTTACGATTAGAAGATTGGCAAATTAAAACTTTAACTTATATGAAGGAAAATAAATCTATTATAGTTAGTGCTCCAACTTCTTCTGGTAAATCTTTTGCAGGTATGTCTTCTGTTATATTTTATGATACAGTTTTATATGTATGTCCTGTAGAACCAGTTGTTTATCAAGTTGGAGCTCATTTTACAAAGATGGGTTACAGGGTGCATTATGTATTACCTAATTTTGAATATACTTCATATAGTGATAAAACAAATGTTTTTGTAGGTACACCTAAAAGCATTGAAGATTTTATATATAAACATGGTAATGTTTTTCATTATGCTGTTTTTGATGAAATACATAATCTAAATAAGGAAGATGATGGTGATATTTATGAAAATTTAATTAAATTAATTACTTGTAATTTTTTAGCTTTATCTGCAACTATCAAGGATATAAATAAGTTGAAGAATATATTTGAAAATATAACAAGTAATAAAAATATAAAGACTATTACATATAATAATAGATTTATTAATCAGCAACGTTGGACATGGACAGGTAATTGTTTAACTGAATTACATCCATTGGTCTGCATTGAAGATAATATTAATAAATTGCTTAATTATAATTTACCATTTTCTCCTCGTGATGTAGCTATTTTATGGGAATATATTGAAGAAGAATTCAATGTTGATTCAGATGATTCTGATGGCGATGATGATTTAGAAGAATATATAGATACATTATCTCCCGATTCATATTTTAATATAAAAGATAAGATCCTTACATTAGATATGTCTAAAGAATATGAATTATTTTTAAAAGAAAAATTAATAGAACTAAATAAAAAATATCCAGAAAATATTCAAAATATATTAAACAATTTTAAGAGTAATATATACAAATGTGATAATAATGGGATGGATATTATACCATTATTACAAGAAACTAAGAAGAAAGACATGTTGCCTATGTTAATTTTTAATACTGAAAAGGAAAATTGTATAAATATATTTAAAAAAATTAATGAAGATTTAAAAAATCAAGAAATAGAACATTATCCTTATCATTATATGATTTTGGAAAAGAAGAATGAATTATATGAAGAATATATAATAAATAAAGATATATTTATATCTAAAATAAAAGTTACTAAAGGAACAACTGATCCAGCTAGTTTTATTGAAGAACGTGTAAATACATTTAATGAAACTGAAAAAAACAAATATATCTTACAAATACAAGAATTATACAATATGCTTTTAGATAAAGTTAAAAATAATGATTTGCAGTATGTAAACTTATTAAAAGAATATAATAATTTTATTAATAATCCAGATTTTTGTTATCAAAATGTATTTAAGAAACATGAAGACTTTTGTTTTACGAGTAAAGAACCAATGACAGATGCATCAATTAGGAATATTAGAAGAAAAATATATAAATCTATTGGTATTAAATTGGATTATTATCATCCTATTATACAATTGTTAAAGAGAGGTATTGGTATATATATTGATGGTATGCCAAATGAATATAATTGGATTGTTCAACAACTATTAGCTAGTAAAGAAATAGGAATTGTAATATGTGATAGATTGTTATGTTTAGGTATTGATTTACCTATTAGGACTTCATGTATTGCAGAATTTGGTAATAATAATAATTTTACTAAGGATGATTATTTGCAAATGACTGGTAGGGCTGGTAGAAGAGGATTTGATGTTAAAGGTAATATTATATTTTGGAATATTAATTATAAGAAACTAATGAGGAGTGAATTACCAGATATTATTGGATCTAATAAACCATTATATACAAATTATAAGGTTTATAATAAAAAAATTAATGATATAGATAATATTTTTATGAATTTTATTAATAAAGATAGAGAAATAATACAATGTGAAACTATAAATGATAAAGATAAATTAAATGATATCCTTCAATGGAAGTTAAGAACATATAAAAATGGTAATAAATTAATCAATGAGTTAAAAAATATAGAAATAGAGTTATTTACTATTACTAATCCACATGATAAACAAATTATTATTATAGATAGAATATATAGTATTTTATTTAATAAGGATACTAAAGATATTATTCATATTTATAAGAGTAATAATATTTTGGATAATATTAAAGAAACAGTTGATATGTTAAATAATTTTATAAGTATTTTAATTATACTATACAATACTATTCATAAACATAAATATATGTATATAAAATCACAACTTTTATTTATAATAAAAAATATGAAAGTAATTGTTAATAATTATGGTGGTATTAATTATTTGAATCTATGAACATTTGCAAAATTCCCCATTAATAGTCCATGGATTTACACAAGATAAGCAATAACTACTATATTCTTTTTTTCCATTTATTTCAACTGTACATTTTTCACATTGACATTTTCCAGCAATATGGCAATGATAAAATTTATCACAACCAGCACAATTAATCTGTAATTGTGAATCACCTAGAGCAAACAACGTTTTGCAGAAACCGCAAGGTATTATTTCACTTATAAATTTTTGATGGAATTCTATCCTCTTCTTCTTTTCAATTTCTGTTTCTATTTTTACTATAGCGTGTCTTCTATCGCGGTCTGATTTCTTTTCAAGAGGATCTTTTATTATCCTTTCTTCAACATGAATTTTATTTTTTTTTAGTCTTTTTTCATATCGTTTAGGTCGTTTACTACAACAAGACATATTTACATTAATATTTAATTATTAAGAATTAAACTATTCAAATTAATTTAAGATATCTTTTATTATAAAATAAAATATTATTAATAATATAAATGCAAACATTTGGATCAAGAGCACAAGTTTGGCACGGAAATGCTAAAATGACTACAGGTCGTTTAACTAAAAAACACTTAAAGAAAAATAAACAAGGGAGAATTGTCTCAAAAAAGTTGTCAAACAAAGCTAAGAAAGAAAAAAGGTTAAGAAAGGCTGGATGGACTCATAAGAAGGGACAATTTGGTGCTATCAAAATTGAAAATAAAAAAGCAGCTAAAAAAACTATGAAAAAAAGTAAAAAGTAAATTAATTATAAATTAATTATAAATTAATATATATAATATATTATAATGGATAAAGAAATCACGACTCCAATCAATTCCTTGATGAAAACAGATAAATGTTCACCACTTGTTGTTTATTTTATATTTATCGTTGTTTCATTAATAACTATGTTTAATACTCATGGTTTAACTAAGAAACTAGAAAATTATAAAATTACGAATATATTCAACTTACATGCATGGTATGAAGTATCATATCTAATTTTATTAGGTGTTATATTATATGGGTTATGTCAATATAACCATGAAACATTAGCTTGGATTATTCTATTTTTCCCACTTGTAACATATGTTGTTAAGACAGCATTAGTATTCAGTTCAGTTTCTACTGTTTTAAAACAAATTCCTCCTGAAAATTCTAATGGTAAATTACAAACTGGAAATTTCCAACCATCTACTGATGGAAGCAAAACCAATTATGGTGGAAACCCTTCTTCACCACAGATTCAAACAACGAGTGCAAATAATGTATTAACTAATAGACAGAATAATATTAGTAATCAAAATTCAACTATGATTAGTAAATTAGACTCGGGTATGATGCCACCACTCGCTTCAAATACTTCAGATTTATCTGGATTCTCTTTTTAAATATTTAAAACAATAATGTTATATAAAACATTATGGATATATTATCTTTTGATATTGGAATAAAGAATTTAGCTTTTTGCCAATTATCTAATAAAGAAGAAATTAAAGATTGGGGTATAATAAATATATCTTGTGATGATGTTTGTGAACATATTAATACAAAGGGGTGTTCTTGTGAAAATTCAGCAACATTGTTTACAGATAATATTAAATTATGTAAATCACATTCTAAATTAAAATCATATAAAGATCTTAAATTTAAGAAAATTAAAACCAATAATACTATATTTAATGTTGGTAAAAAATTAGTTGTAGAATTAGATAAGTATCCTGATTTTTTAAATTGTAAAGAAGTTATTGTTGAAAATCAACCTTCTTTAAAAAATCCAACCATGAAATCTATACAAATGATTGTTTATTCTTATTTTTTAATAAGAGGTGTTGATTCTGATATATCAAATATAGATAATTTAGAAATGATTAATGCTCGTAATAAATTAAAGGTTTATAAAGGTGAAAAGGTTGAATGTAATATTAAAGAAACATATAAAAAAAATAAGTTTCTAGCAGTTAAATATTGTGAATTGATGATAAATAATGAAGATCAAAAGTTTATTGATTTATATGAATCTTCTAAGAAAAAAGATGATTTATCGGACAGTTATTTACAAGGCATATACTATTTGAGAAAATAGGAAAATTTGATTATATGATATCTTTATTTATAAAAATATTAATAATGTCTATTGAAGATGTTTATGTAAAACAAGTTTATGATAAAATTGCTTGTTCTTTTAGTAATACACGTTATAAGCCATGGACTTGTGTTCAAGATTTCTTAGATAATATTCCAAGCAATCGTATTATTGGAGATATTGGTTGTGGTAATGGTAAAAATATGTTATACAATAAAGACTGCATATATAAAGGATGTGATTTTTCCATAGAGTTAGTTAATATATGTAAAAGCCGTAATTTGAATGTTATTTATGGAGATATCTTAAATATACCTTATTCAGACAATGAATTTGATTATACAATGTGTATTGCAGTTATACATCATTTAAGCACAGAAGATAAAAGAAAACAAGCTATAAAGGAATTGTTGAGAGTAACTAAAGATGGAGGACATATATTCATTCTAGTATGGTCTTTAAGACAAGAATTAAATTCAAAAAGAAAGTTTAGTAAACAAGAAAATATGATTGAATGGAAAGATAAGGATAAAAATGTTATATGTAATAGATATTATTATATATTTAGAGAAAAAGAATTAGAGTCTATTATACCTGATAATGTAAAAATTATTAAGAGTTTTTATGAATTAGGTAATTATGGTATTATTATAAAAAAATAATATATATATTTATTTCCTATAATAAAATATATATATATATGTATATATATGATAAACGAAGTTACAATAAAAGGTTCGAGTAATAAAAATATAAATGGAATATATAAAATCATCACTATACCGAATGTAGATAAAAATACTAACTCATACTGGAAAGATAAAGAACATCAATTATACAGATATAAAAACATATGGAGAATTGCACAGCATGGTGTAAAAGTATATATAGACTTACCATGTTGTCGAGTAAAAGAGTGGAATATTAATGAATTAGATATAACTAATATTGAAAGTGAATGGTTAATTAATAAAAATAGGATACATATATTGAAACCTGTTATTAATAAAAATTTAATAACTTATACTTATTTATATAATGGTAAAAAATACTCATTTTCAAATAAATTTTTATCTGATGAAATTCTTTATACAGGCATTGAGGGTATAATTTCAATATTTGTACCACATTGCATTTTAACCGGAAAAACCATATTTTCAGAAATACCTGTTGATGAAACTTTCATAAATAATTTACAAAATTTAGTTCCAATTTTTAAAAAATGGCATAATAATAATAATTTACAATTAAATATTGATGTTCCAATAAAAAAAAATAATATTGAAAGTACCAATAAAAAAACTATTTCGACATTTACTATGGGTGTTGATAGTTTTTATACATTATATTCGAATATAGATAAATTAGATGCCATATTATTTATTATAGGATTTGATATAAAAAAAAATCAAAAAAAACTATTAGACGAAACAATAGAAAACTTAAAAAAAGTTTCAAAAATCTATAACAAAAAGTTAATATTATGCGAAACTGACCTTAAAAATAAAATTAATCATGGAAAAGGTTTTCAATGGGGTCATTATTTTCATGGTCCAGCTTTATTTAATATTATTTATAGTTTGAATGAATATCAAGAAACATTGATACCGTCAACACATTTATTTAAAGATGAATATTTATGGGGAAGTCAATATATATTAGATAAGAATTATTCGTCGTCGTTTTTGAATATTTTACATTCCGGTGATTTAACAAGAGTAGCCAAAATTAAATTTATTTTAGATTACGACTTGAAATGTTTAGATTTTTTAAGAGTTTGTTGGCGAAATATAGGTGGTAAATACAATTGTACAAAATGTGAAAAATGTTTTAGAACATTATATCCAATTGAATTATATGGCTACAAAGACCGTGCTGTAACATTTAACAGAAATGTTAATGGAAAAGATTTTTGGAATTTTAAAGCTCAGAATAACAGTGATAAATCCTTCCAAAAAGAAATTAAAGATCTAGAAAATAATAATAATAAATTTACATATAATATAGTTCCCAGTTCTAAAACATTAAACGGACCTACATATCATCATGTATTAAAAGATTATTTTCAAACAAGTATTAAATGGGTAGAAGACAAAAATATTGCAAGTTATTCAAACATTGAAGATAAATCTATAATTAAAAATATAATACCAGAATTGTCATTCCTTGATAATAAAAAGGATATGCATATGTTCTTTAAAAAAAATAATATATCATTTTATCCAAATTCATTTTTAGATAATGAAATAAATAAATTAGAAAATAATAAATCCTATCTAGTTAAACCTGCTGGATACAGTAATAATGCATTTACTTCTGATAAGGCACAATATAATTCAGGTAATGGAATAAAGGTTTTTAAAGATTTACATGATATAAAAAAATTTGTAAATAATAATCCTATAAAGGCAGGATATGTAATACAGGAAAATTTAACTGAACTTGATCTAATAAATGGACAAAAATATGATATTAGATGTTATCTTTTAGCAGTATGTAATAATCATACAATTTCTTACTATTATTATAGTGGGTATGCTAGGCTTACAAAAAATAAATATGATAAAAATTCTATTGATATGAGTAATATTTTAACTAATACACATTTTCAACAAAATCTAGATGGATTTACTGAAAATAAACATATACAAATAGTAAGAGATTTTGATACTGATAATATTAGAGAAGAGAAAATTATTTCTTGTCTTACAGAATTATCTAATGTTTTACCAAATAAATCAGAAGTTGATAAAGGTATTTTTTTACTAGGTGTAGATTTTTTATTTGACGAACAATTTAATCCTTATATTATTGAATTTAATTATAATCCTGGATTTAGAGGTAATAAAATTAAAGAATACACTGTTTTACAAGATAATTTAATTCATAACCTGGTTAATTACTTCTTCGAACCAATGTTATGTAATAAAACTATTAGAAATACTGGAAACTTTATAAAAACTAGTGATAAAAATTATTTAGTCAACTTAGGTAAAATATGCGATTCAAATGAAATAATTAAAGAAGTAAACAAAATTATGAATATAAAAAAAAAAGATGAATGTATAAATTTAGGTCAAATATGTAATCCTAATTCAATATTAGATGAAATAGAAAGATTACAAAGTGATTTTTATGATAAAAAATATATACCAGGAAAAACTGATAAAAAACTATATGATAAAACATCTGGTTGGTCAGGAATTCCATTGATCAATGTAAATGGTATTAATGGTGAAGAAGGGTTAAGATTAGGTGGTAGTTTGAATAATGGTTTAAACTCTAAGTTAGTCAAATATACAAAAGTTATGGAAAAAAGTATTATTTTACAACAACTTGTCAAAAATATAGAAACAAAATTTAAAACTAAGTGTGTATTTGCAAGAATTTTAAAATTAAAAAAAGGAGGAAACATATATGATCATACTGATGGAGATATATTTAACAAAAAAAAATACCGTTGTGCAATACCTTTGACAAAATGTTATCCTGATTGTTGGATGAATATAAATAAAGAATCTTATTATATGGAACCTGGTAATTTTTATAGTACAAATGTAAGTTATATTCATAGCGTTACGAATAATTCAGAAGTTGATAGAATTAATATTGTAATTGATTTATTACCAAGTGAAAAATTAATTAAATCAATCCATTACGGTAAAGGAACTAAAATAATACCGTATTATTTTAAAAAAAATAATAATAAAAATTTAATAATAAGTTTTAGTGGATTTGGATCAGGAACACCAATAAAAAATTATGATGGTACAACTTCTTATGAACCAGCTCATTTTGTATTATCTAAAACCTTAAAAAAATATACTAATTATGATCAATTATTTATCAGGGATTTACATAAAACATGGTACTCAACTGGAATAGGTGATATTACAAGTAATTTAGAAGAAAATGTTTCTTTATTAAAAGAACTAACAAAAAACTATGATAAAATAATTACTATTGGCGCAAGTTCGGGAGGATATGCAAGTATCCTTTATGGAAATTTATTAAATGTAGATAAAGTGATTTCTTTTTCTCCACAGATATTTATAGATAAAAAAACTAAAATCTTAAAAAAAGATACAAGATGGATGTCAAATAATCCATTTTATAAAAACATTAATCAAGATAGTAAATATTTGAATCTAAATAATATAAATTTATTATCTAAAAATATTATTTATGTAGGATATAATGATTTAGATAGGGGTGATTTAGATGCAGTAAATTATTTAAATATATCAAAAAATGTAGAAATTGTTAAATATATTTTACCTGAAAGTATAACTAATACACACTACTTATTAAAATATCTTGTAGAAAAATCCTTGTTAAATAATATATTAGATGAACACATGATTTAAAATTTTAGTTTTTAAGTTTGGCGTTTTAAATGTCTAAAAAATGTAAAAATAATATATATATATATATATATATATATAAAATGGAAGGGGGTTTAACTATGCTATGGCATTCGTTTATTATTACAACAATTTTATATTTGCTTATGGTTTATGTCTTGGGTATGAGTACATCAAGATCTATGAACCGTAGTTTATTAATTGGTGCTTGTTCTTTAATCTATATGATTTTATTTGGACATAGATTACCAATTAATATTAATACTAACATATAATTTTTTGCGCGTCTATTTTTTTATTTATATTTATTATATAAGAGTATCTGTAAATATATATATAAATATGATACATAATTATGAACAAGATATATTATATAAGTCCTTGATAAAATTTTATAATACTGATAATAATTCTACATTATTAATTAATTATCTTAAGAAAGATAAAGTTTCTTTACGAATAATTGATTGGTTTGTTACTAATTATTCTAAGAAAAATGATACTATATATAATATATATAGTGATTCAGAAGGTTATACATTAGATGATAAGAGTATGTGTATAGCTGATACAATTAATGTATTCCATTCGTATAAGTCTCAATTAAAATCATATTCTAAAAAAAATTTTGACCCTTTTTGTAGAAGAGATAGATTACCATATGTATATAATGAGTCGGGGGATATTATAAACACTACTATCGGACAATTAAATTTTTTTCGATGGGCTATTCAATATAAATTAATAGATTATATTAAAGAATATTTTAATGATATAGAAGAAGATATGAATAATAGTTTGAATTTATTAAAAAAAAATAGTAAATCTTTAGAACGTAAAAAAAGACAAGAATTATCTAAGTCTGCTTCAAGAGGATTAAATAAACATCATGGTAAGATTGTTATAACGTTTGATTAAAATAAATTATATATATATATATTATTATAGATTTAGTAGAAGATCTTTATATAGAGACTAAAGTTCAAAATTGCAATGAAGTTCTATATAATAATAAGGATCAATATTATGAATTTAATAAAACTAAACATTTTCTAACATATAGAGGTAATAGTTTAAATTTATTTAATAAATTTGTGAAAGAATATAAATTAAAAAATCCAACATATAATTTTAATAATATACCAGATTGGATATATTAACAATAAATAATATAAAGATTATAATATAATATAGATTATATAATATGCAGATTTTCGTTAAAACTCTAACTGGTAAAACTATTACACTTGAAGTTGAAAGTTCTGATTCGATTGAAAATATTAAAGCTAAGATCCAAGACAAGGAAGGTATTCCACCGGATCAGCAGCGCTTGATTTTTGCAGGCAAACAACTAGAGGATGGTAGAACATTAGCTGACTACAACATCCAGAAAGAATCTACACTTCACCTAGTATTACGTCTTCGTGGTGGTAAGAAAGGTGATTATATGCGTAAACAAAAAAGAACAACTAATACTACAAATCTTTGGTTTAAGAGAACTCGTGAAAAAAATGTAAGTCTTCCAGTATTTAATACAGCTAAATGTACTATTATTAATTTTGATGGACCCAATGAAATTATTACAGTTAAAATTAGTGATTATGAATAAATATTTAAGGCAAGATTATAAATATAATATTAAATGATACTAGATTCTCTTAAAGATGTCAATGAAAATATGGTAAATAATGATGAAAATTTTGATATAGATTTTGATATACATTTTGCTGTTTATTTTTTAAGAGTTATGGACAATATAATTGAATTTTCTTTATTTGAAGAAAATGGAAATAATAATATAAGAATACATGATAATGGACGAGAATTAACAAAACAAGGTTTTATTTTTTATTTACAATATGAATATATAATTGATTTGATTGGAGAAATAAATAATAATACAGATGAATTATCAAAAATAGTTCTTTTACTAGATGATTTAAATAATAATATTAATAATGTAAATGTGAATGAATTAATTCAAATGAGGGAAGATTATACTAATAATATTATATTATTATCAGATTACCTTAAGATATTAAAAAAAAGATTAAGTAAGGTATCTGATTTTGATAAGTTATTTCAGGATATTATATTAGTTAAGGAACACCTCTAATTATTTTTTTAAATTTTTATTATACACATATTTTTTGTATGGTTTACATATTTCTTCTATTGTATTATTTTGTAAATGCAAATTAAAACATTTATCATAAAATTTTAAATCTTTTGGGTTATTAAATTTAAGATATTCAACACAAATACATAATCTCTTTTGACATGGCATTATGAAACGTTGGCTTAACATTATTAATAAATTTGATTATAATATTTAATTTATTTCAAATTATTAATATGATTAATAAAGGCATTATCTTATGTAATGATATATTTGAAATGATTGGGATAAAATATAAAAAAAATAGATTCTGGGAACTTTCATTAAATAATCGTAAGGGAAAGGAATTTTGGATTAAAAAGTTTTATTTTGATCAATTATTTATAAAGTATATACATCGTTTTGATGGTGTGGTTCGATATGAAGAATATAGACCAGAAGTAAATATTGGAAATCATTATGGCAATTATATATCTCCAGAAGTTTATATTTATAAAGATAAATCTGGTGAATTATATAAATTAGAAAATATGGAAAGAAGGTATAAGTTACTTAATGAAATTATTATATTAAAAGATATACCAATAAATTGTCATGCTCTAGCCTTAAAAGATAAAAAACATTATATGGATGTTGAAGAATATATTGATTGTACACAAATATTACCTGTAGAAATTCCATATTCTAAATATAAATTACATTGTTTTAATGGTATAAATTGTATAAGTTGCAATAGGATATCTAATTATACTTATGATTTCTTAAACATAGAAGATATGGATCAGTTTGTATAAAAAATATATTTATTTTTAAGGTAATTTATAACTAATAGTATTTATTCATCATCGGTTACAACCTCCTCCTCTTCTCCAGAACCATCATCGCTATCACTATCATCTACAAATCCATCTCCATCATCACGGAAAGCATATTCATCTAGAGTTTCTGGAATCTTAACCTTCATTTGTTCAGCCTTCCAAGTACACCCAAACCCTTGCGGAGAGAACCATAGACCATTACACTTTAGAAGTAGTTTTACAGAAGAACCCTTCGCTAGAAGGTTAGATACTTCTTGATATTCATCACCATCACTATCATCTACATTGATCTTCTTAGCTGATTCATCAAAGAATTTACACTGATAATTACCATTTCTCTGTACTACCTTGAAACCCATCTGTGGTGGAAACTTACCATTTTGTTCTCCAGTTTCAGGATCCTTATAATGGCGGACAATTGGTGTAAACTTCTCATCAATGAGTTCTTCAGACATAGTCTTCTTCTTAAACCAAGGCATGCTGTTCTTCTGGGCATCGGCGATTAGCTTACGATCAATCTCCATCATTTTTTCTGTAAACTGTTTTACCTGTTCATTGCCTTCCATATTAAGTGATACCTTACAAGCAAATTTTCCACTATCCTTACCTTCTGTATAAAATTGACTATCAAATGGAAAAGTTAGTTCTGGAGTTTGAAGATAAATACTATTCATTCCATCATCTCCATAATTTACATATGCAATCTTACCACCATTATCTAGACTCTTAAGGTCTGAATAACGGATCTTTTCAACATCAATCTCACTCGCGAGCATAGTCTTTCCTTGCTTAGACATATTGTTTGTTTTAGTTTTGGTTAGTTTTGGTTAGTTTTGTTTAGTTTTGTTTAGTTTTGTTTAGTTTTGTTTTTTATGTTAAAATAATAAAAATATATATTTTCAAATTTTTTTTAATTTCAATATTTTTCTCAATTGATTTATTGGTTAAATTTTAGTTTTAATATTTATACTTAAATATTTAAGTAAATATATATTATATATTATGAAATGTATATTTATTGAAAAAAATAGAGGTCCCGCTTTAATTAAATGTAATCATGATAGTAAATATGGCAATTATTGTTATAAACATCGTAGGTTACATCTAATTAGGGATGGTATTATTATTAAGGAACTATTTACAAATAGATATCAAGATTATACAACAAAGGATATTATAGATACTCTAAAGGTTATTGATATTAAGTGGAAACCTAATTACTCAAAAAATAAGAAACTAGATTTATATAATATGTTAATTGATCATTATAAAAAAGAAGAACATATTATTAATAATATAAATTATATTATTAAATTTCAGAGTCGAATAAGGGGAAATATTGTCAGAAATAATATTAAATTTAGAGGTCCTGGATTTTATTTAAGACATTTATGTAAAAATGATGAAGACTTTTTTTATATGACGCCAGCTATTGATACTCAAGATAATTTATTTTTTTCTTATAAAGATAATTTAAATGCTATTTGGTTTTTTGATATAAGAAGTTTAAAAAAAATTATAGATACTACTAAGTTAAATCCATATACACGGAATATAATCCCAGATGATATAATAGATAAAGCTATGTATATTATTCTTAAATTAAATAATGTTAATATCAATACTGAAATTGAAACATATAGCCATACAAATAAATTAGATATTGTTAGACAAAAAACTATTGATCTATTTTCAAATGTATCCCAATCTGGGTATTATTGTGATATTGATTGGTTTTTATCTCTTAATATTGATAATACAAAAAGGTTATATCGTAAATTAGAAGATATTTGGAATTATAGAGCATATTTAACTCATGAAACTAAATCAAATATTTCTCCCCCAAATGGTTTAGTTTATAATATTCCTATACCTGAAATACTTCAAAATAATGATATTTTAGATATTCAAGATATTATATTAAATGAAACTATGAAATTTAATAATGCAATAACTGATGGTGATAAAAAATTGGGATATATGTATTTTTTAATTGGATTAAGTGAAATAAGTCAAGATTGTTTTTTAGCGCATGAATGGATTCAATTTGCATTATAAATTATAAAGATACTTAAAAATATAATTATTATACTATATATAAATAAATAGCGCGCGGTTGATAATAAATAAAAAAACATAATACATTGATATATACAAAATGCCTGCCAAGAACTCCAAGAACTCCAAACCATCTACTCCTAAACCTGCCCCGACCAAGGCCAAGGCCCCGAAGAAAGCCCCAGTAAAGAAAGCTGCCCCCAAGAAAAAGGTAGTCAAGACTCCTGCCACTAAGGCTCCTGCCCCTGCTCCTGCCCCTGCTCCTGTTGCAGAACCTGCTGTAGAACCCGTTGAGGCGCCCACTCCTGCTGAACCTGTTCTATGCAACTATGATTCGCAGATTGATTCGCTAGAAGCCAGTGTTAAATCTGTTACTGTCTTACTCAAATCCCTCACTTCTGAATTATCTGCTCTAAGAAAGCAGGTTGCCAAGGATCGTCGTGTTGTTGAGAAAAAGATGAAGACCAAGGGTAGACGTAACAATGGCGAAAAAGTTATGAATGGTTTTTCTAAACCTGGCCCTGTATCTGATGAACTAAGGAAATTCTTTAGTCTAGGCAAAGAAGATTTAATTGCTAGAACTGAAGTCACTAAGAAAATTACTGAATATTGCCAACAGAATAAGCTCCAGAACGAGAAGGACAAGCGTATTATTCTACCCGATAAGGCACTTTCTAAGCTTCTAAGAATCAAGAAAGGTGAAGAACTCACTTATTTTAATCTACAGAAGTACATGAAGGTTCACTTCCCGAACAAAGAAGGTGTTTACCCGACTACTGCATAAATTAGATAATGGTAAAAAAATTTATAATTTTATTTTATTTTCTTCAATAATTATATTATATTATTGATTAACATTTCTTATTTAATTTGAAAACTTTATTAATATTAAATTATTAAATATTAATATTAATAATTAATTATGAGTGAGTGTGACGACTCTAAAAAGGAGTATAAAGACTCTAAAAAGGGGGAGTACAAAGACTCTACAAAAGGAGAGTATGGTAGAATATATATATTACATACAAACGATACTACGGGGAAATGGATTAGTGAAAATATACATAATATCAGCTTACTATATTGTAAATTTGGTATAGTAACTAAATATAATCCAAATGGTATTTATATTGCAACCCATTTCCAATCATATAAAAATACATTTCGTATTGGACCGGAATTATCTACTATATTAGTTAATACTTATCTTAATAGACGCATGTCTATAACACGTGGATGTGAGAGTTTTATTACAATTGAAGCTAAGAATATTGTATTAGATTCAATAAATAATGGTGATTCTACACGTCTAATTACGAGTATTACTTCTATTTTAAATCATCCAATTTTCTCTAATTCTAATAATATTCTAGATATTATTAATAAAAGCAGTAATATTGAATCTCTTAATAATAGATATTAAAATAGAAACTTTTAATTCACTCTCTTAAATATGAAGTAATTATTCATACTACTTAATTCTTCTAACTCTTTATTTTTACTTATTTCTGTCGCTTTTTTATACACTTTGACATTTTTTAATTCTGAATCATGTTTGGATAATTCAGGCAATTTATCTATAATTTCTTTAAATGAACCTATTGCTCCATCAAATACAGAATTATATTTTAGTTTCATCTTTGGTTTATATGGTTCAAATCCATATTCTTTCATTTTATTTATAAAATATTCAAAATTTACTAAATATTCATCGATGCCTTTACCAATTGAATCCATAAATACATTTATTTTTTGTCCTAACATGTTTTCTTCGGGATTTTCTGGATTAAATGTAAAATTTTTTGTAGTGTATTCCTTCTTAATACTATATATTGGCGATTTACATCCTTTAATCTTATAATCAAATACATCCTTTCCTTCTTGTTCTAATTCTTTAAATTTATTGAATATTTTAGATCCATCATAACAATTTCCTATAAATATACTATTTTTATTACTATTATCTGCAATATTTTGTAAATATCCATTTAATGTTTCTTCATCTTTAAAATAATAATGTATAGAAAACTGACTACTTATTATATTAAATCCACTACTAGCTTTATTATTGTATCTTTTGTCTATATTAATATATTCTGGAAAGATTTCTTCTTTTCTATCATATAAGATATTTAACATTTGTTGTGGATATACAGTCGACTCTCCTACTATACCTTCATTATTTTCTATACTTTTACTTGTATCATACCTTATAAATGCTGCTAAAAATTTAGGATTTCTTGCAAAATAATATCTTTTACATGCTTCTTCTATAGGGGCTATATCCATACCTAATAAGAATTTAACATTTATATCATTTCTCATATATTTCTTAATATCACCACCTCTTCCAATTGATGTATCTAATATACTTTTCTTTTCTGGTAAATCAGAAGAAGATCCAACACCTCCTATTAATTTTGATTTGATATAATTATGTAGTTTCCTTAAAGGTTCAGATGGCGATTCTTTATTATCTGCCACATAATAATTATCTTCAGTATCTGGTAATATTTGTTCTGGAACACTTATATCCCCCATAATCATTTCTTCGGTAATTGGATATTTAATTGTTTCCCATATATTTTTTGCTACCCAATCTGCTTGAGGTTTTGTTTTATCTTTTCTTATTCTTAATGGTAACCAAATCATATCATTTTTATGATCTTTAACATATAACATTTCAACAATATCTCCTGTTTTTACTTCATCTCCTTCTTTTTCCCATTCACATAATATTTTTCCATTGTCTAATTTAATATTAGTTTGTCCATAATCTATATCTGTACCAAAATTGTCATCTTCATCTGGTGTAAATGGTATTATATTAATACTATTCTTTTTCTTGATTTTTGGAAATTTACCATTTAGCGTATCCATACAAAATTGTATAGAGTTATCTTTATTTTCATCATATATTACTTTTAATATAGCTTTTTTATATTCGCCTATAACTTTTTCACCATTTGTTTCAGATACTGTATATGGATACACTTTATCTACTACTTTTTTATTCTTTTTTCTTTCAGTAACAATTGATACTTGAAAATCTATTGTATTTTCATATTCTGGTTTCCATTTTAGATTATGTTCCCATGTTCCTGTTATTACTTCTGGTGCTACACAGTCTGTATAATTAGCACCAACAGGTAAGTCGCTTGGTAAATATATTAATCCATCTATTTTATATATATAACCATCTTTCTTACTTCTTTCCCAAATTAATTTTGATTGGCTTAATATTTTTTTCTTTTTAAATATACTTTTTACAGTCTTATTATATTTTTTATCCGTTATTTCAGGCGTTAGACCTCCTTCAAAATATTCTTTGATTCCAATATCCATTTCACTTGTAATTATATCTTTATATTTTGGATTCATTAATTTTGTTTCCATTATTTTTCTAAATTCTTCTAGTATACTTGATCTTGATTTATTTTTTGATATAAATGGATATTTATATGCTTTATCATTATTTGCATAATATACATCAAATATTAAATATATATTAATTGGTTCATTATTCTTTGTATTCGTGATATATTCTCCATCAAGTATCCATTCTCCTGTTGCTTCTGGGAATATTAAACCCGTATTAATTAATTCATGATATGTTTCAGATAATAATGATTTTTTATTTATTATATATCCTTCTTTTTCTGAATTAATATATAATACATATCTTTCGCCATCAGCTTTTTCTGTTACTAAATAATTTTTTAGTATTGTTTCATTACTGTTTTCATTATTACTTAAATTTTTAAATTGAAAACTAACTGGCTGTGGTCCTATTAATATATTATTCTGACCTGTTAATTTATAATAACTTTCTAATACTTTATCTGATTCTTTTTTAGATGATATTATTTGTTTATTATGTATTATTTGTAATATATCATAAATAGTATTATTTAAACTTTCATATATTTTTGTTATAATACTTTGTTTACTTAATTTTTCTTCTAATATATCTATTAGAGTTGTTTCAATTGGAGATAATTTTTCTTCAAAAATAGGTTCTATATCTACACTCGTTATTACATTGATAGATTTATATATATTATTATTCTTATAACCATATTCTTTTCCAGATTCAATATAATCTATAAAATTTATAATATTGTATATGTCATCTACTTTATAATTATTACCCACATATTCTATTTCTAGTTCGTATTTTTCTTGTTCATTTAATACATTACTATCTTTAAAAGAATTATATAAATTATAAGACTTTAATTTAGAATTATAACTATTAGATTTAACTGCAGTTAAATCTATTCTAAATAATCCATCATTTGTTATAAAACTAATTCTTTGCTTATATCTGAAATATTTCTTTATATTTGACCAATCATTCTCCATATCAATTACCTTTGGATCTTCTGCTTCTAAGTTAATTTCATTTTTTAAATTTATTCTATAATTATAATCTTTGCTTTCTATATTATATTTTCTATCTTTATTCTTATAAGGAAATTTTAAAAGAAATGTAGTATTTAGATCTTTTAATGTATCCGTTTTACAATATTTTTTTATAGATGTAAGTCCATCTATTGTTACTCGAACATTTTCATAAGTAACATTCTTGTATTGTAGATTTCCTGCCTTTATATCTAATGATACATTTGTATTTAATTTCTTTAAATTACTCTTACAATATTTTATAACTTCTAAGAAATCATGTTTAGATAATTTTTTACCATATACATATTCTAATTCTAAGTTTGGTTCAATTATACTCTTTTTGAGTATTTCCTTAACTATATCAGAATTATTATCCAGTATATTCATATATTATATCTATTATAATAAACTTTTATATAATAGTAAAAAAAATATATATTATCAAATTATTTTAGATTCTATGACATCTTTTCATTTATTTCATCATATAATATCGATTTTGTTTTACGCTTTCCATTATTTAATATTTCAATATCATTTTCTTTTGCTATTTTATATAATTCTTCTAATTTATAATTACTTATCGCTTTAAGGTAAGTTATATAAATATCATAATTACTTATATTGCAATTAATCATGCTAAGTTTACTTATATCTGATGTTACTAATCCATGGTCCTTTTCATCTACTATATGATATTTATCATTTTCAAATACTATATATAGAGCTGTTTTATTTACATTCTCTTTTTTACTTGATACTAATACATTTTTATTTTCTTTCTTTATATGTAGATAAATATTTAGTTTATACTTATCACTTAAATATACAATGGTTGATAAAGTATTGTTTTCTTGTAACCCAGATTGAATCTTATTTTTATTAAATTTTCTACTATTGTATTTAAATTTATTATAATAATTTTCTTGGTCTTCATCTACCTTAGATGCCATTTCCATTTTAATATTATTTAGATTTAGCGAACACTTTTTATCTAAAGCACTATTATAATCATAATTATAAATAATTAATTCTTCTATACTATTATACTTAGTAACCTTAACAACTTTTTTTAGAACTGTTTCCTTATCTGGATTTAATGTTTGAACATAATTACTTTCCCTTATATCTTTAGTATATTCTTTTCCGTAAGATACGTTATCAAACTTTTCCATTTATATTATTATAATAAGTTATACTTATATATAATTTCAAATTATATTTCTTTACTATTATTTAAAATAAATATTTCTAAATCTGTTAGATTTTTAAATTTTTCATATACTACTTTTGTTTTTGGTTTATCTTTTTCTAAATTTTCTAAATTTATTATATCAGTTTGTATTTCTTTTATTTTTTTATCTCTATCATAGTCAATTTTATTATTTATATAATTAAATATTATATTATACATTTCATCTATAATATCTTCGCTTAACAATGTTATATTTATAAATATACCATTTTTATTTTCTGAAAAAGGTATATTATTTGATATTATAAATGGTCTTATATAACCATGTTCTATTTCTTTATTTAATAATTTATTATATATATATTTCAGTTTACTATCCGTCATTACTATTAAAAAATATATTATTATGATAATATAAACATTAAGAATTTTCTAGTATTTTTAATGCTTCTTCATATGTAATTTCTTTATCTTTCATGATATTATGGACTAAATAATCTATATCATTTGCTACTAATTGTACCTCTGATGTTCCATACTTAACTCTAACTGCCTTTATATATACTTTAATTTTTTGTTTAACATTCTTTTCTTCTATATTATGTACCTTATCTGCTGGAATCATAATAATTAGTGGACTATTTTTTAAATTATCTTCACCTTCATAACCATCTATAATTTCGCTCATTTTTATATATGCTATTATCCCCATTTTATTAATCCCATCTATATAACATGATATTATATCACCCTTTGATGGTATTAACATATCTACTGAAAATTTAATATTATATAATATCTTATTTTTATTATCTACATTTACTACCTTACCTAGTGTTTTTTTTATAAATTCTATTGTATTTGGTATAACATATCCATTATTATAACATTTTCCAGATATTTTTGTATTTAATTTACCTGTAATCATTTTTTCTAAATTATTATAATTCATGTTTTGTGCATCTAAATAGATTTCTTCAGTTAATAACTGATTTGTTACGAATGAATTCATTATTAATGTTATATATAAATTAAATTTAAATAATTATCAAATTAATTTTTAATTAAATAAATAAAAACCTAGTGGTTTAGATTCTTTTTTACCATCTTTATTTATATAAAATTTACCATCTTTTTTATATAAGAAATTTATTTTAACATAATCAAATATATATTCTTCTTCTTTTGTTAATTCTCCTTCATATTTCTTTTTTATTATATCATCTATTAATTTAACTTTTTCTTCAAAGTCTAATCTTTCATAACTATATTGCATTTTCTCTTTATCATATCCTTCTTTTAATATGATATTCTTTTGTTTATCTTTAAAGGTATCTATTTGTTTATTCATCTTTTTCCATATTGAATCTATATTTTTAGATTTTATATTATAATTGACTGTTTCTGGATTATTATTTAGTGGGAGCAATATATTGTCATAACCTAATGTATATTCTATATCACCTTCTTTATTATTTTGTTTTTTTCTTAATAATAACTCGATTATACTACAAAATTTCATCTTATCTAATTTAAATAGTATATTTTTATCTATTGTAGAATCTAGTTCTTCTATTATTAATTTATAAATAATTATAGATTCTTCCTGTTTACTAATATCTAATAATTTTAGTTTTTCATTATACTTTTTTTTCCACATAGATTTATCTGATGTAGAAAATCCAGATTGATTGCCATCGCCACATGAATTGCTTGGAAATTCTTTTGGACCTGGGAATGTTATAGCCTCTGCCCCTCTACCAGATATCTGTCTTTTTTCTCTGTCTTCTCTTGTAAATATATAATTGCCTTGGAATGAAGGTTGCATTATTTGATATTTACATATTCTTTTTCCTTTTCCTTTATTGTAAAAATTAAATCCAAATAATTCATTTAATTTAATATCAGGATATCTTTGTTTTCTTAAACCTTTAATTATATCTGATCTTTCCATACTATTTGGTATAACTATTTCTTCATCTTCATATATTATAAATTCTGCATAATGATCTGATATATTTTTAACAACTTCCTTTTCTTCTTTATTTATATTAATATTACCATATCTCTTTACCTTATGACAGCCTCTACCTCTATTGTAAAAACCACTAGTTAAAGTTTGACACTCTGGTTGAAATAATATATGATCCTTAACATGTATTATGTATCCTTTAATGTCATTACATTTAATTATTACCTTATTATTTATAGCATATTGTATAGATATATTTATAATATCTTTATGTGAACCTGGTAATATTTCTTTTATTTTATTAATTAGATTATTCTCTTTTTTAATATTTATACACCATAATTTTTTCTCACTCAATAATTTTTCAATTTGTTTTATTATTGTAGGATATATATTTTTTAATAAGTTAATATCAGCTGTTTCAGTATTATATTTAATATTTTTATTAGGGTTACAATTATATTCACATTCTTCTTGATATGAACATATCTTTGAGTAAGGTTGATCTTTATTCTCATAATCTTTTATAGTTACTCCTTGAGATGTTTCTATATTTATTATTCTTGGGGTTGTTTCATTTATATTTTTAAATAAACCACAGTCAATAGCATTCTCTTTTAATAGTTTTTCAACTGTTCCTATATATTTACTTTTTTCTGCAGCTTTTTCATATATTTTAATATCTATTGAATTCTTTACACTAAGAGGACAATCTTTTATATCTTTATTATTACATTTCTCTAATATACCTGCATATAAATATATTGATACATTTCTATCTTTTTCTTCTAAGTCAGCATGAGAACAATACCTTATACCCCTTCCTATGATTTGCTCTAATCTATTTAAATGATACCAAGGATCTATTACATGTATTTCTCTTATTCTTTTTAAATCTAATCCTTCACTAGCTACTGTCGATCCTATTATTATTTTAATTTTTCCACCATTTTTATTTTCTTCTGATAATAAAACCCGTAATTCTTTATCTCTATTTTTACTTAATTCATTTGTTCCTGTGATTACCATGTATTTATTATTTTCATGATGGTAATCTGTTTTATCTTTTCTATCTATTAAGATATCATTATTTGAGTAATTTTTATAACCATTTTGTTCTAATGCTAACATTATAGGTATAGCACCATCTTGAATAAATCTTGAGTATATAAATACTATCCCTTTGCTTTCTTTTATTTCCTTTAATAAATTATGTAATTTAGTTGAATATTTATTTATTTTATCATATCTAAATATTTTTTCTGAACCAGATTTATAAAAATATTTTCCTTTTTTAATATCGAAGAAACTATCTTTTCCCTGTTTTCCATAACATCTATCATAATTTTCCTCTGTTATATCTTTTTCTAAGATATTTGGGTAAACCATATTTGAAATCTCCATTAATTGTGTTCCTTCTCCTAAATTTATTTCTTCTTCTAATTCTGGTGCTGCAATTTCATATACCTTTTTTTGATAATCTCCATACTCACATGTATATAACTGTAAAAAGTCTAATTTTTTTACATTATCCATATAACTATCTTTACTTTTCATTGGATATAACCTGAGAGGAAACTTATTTGGTGTTTCTCCTCTAACATATGAAATATATCCTCTAACATTATTTATAAGAATTTCTTTTCCACCTTCTTTAAATTCTCCACTTTCTTCAAAAATATCTGATTTGTTAATAGTTGGTCTTCTATCATTTGTTAACATAAGGTTTGTTAGTTTAACTATTTCAGTTGACTCATTATACATAGGTGTGGCAGATAACATTATTAGTTTTAAATTTTTACTATTTTTAATGATGTCCTGTAATCCTTCAAATATTTGTTCTGCTAAATCATCACTCTTTTTACCCTTTCCTAAATTTCTAATATTATGAACTTCATCAATTATTAATAATCTGTTTGAAAACTTATTTTCTATTACTTTTTTAAATTGTATTTCACCTTCTACATCTCCTAATCTACTATATAAATCTCTTCTAACTCTTACAACTTCATTATTTATGAATCCTCTATATCCTGAAAATTCATAATAATAATTTACTATTTTTTTTCTATCTTTAATTAAGTTGCGGTTTGTATTATATCCCTTTTTTAGACTCTGCATATCACGTATATATTCATCTCCAGTACATTGATTGGTATCTTGTTCTGGATTATGTATATTATTCCGCCAACCTTCTTTAACTGCATCAGGTAATAAAATTATAATTTTTTTAGATTTTTCTCTATATATATTTTTAAAATTTTCAGCTATTGATATGGCTGAACATGTTTTACCAACGCCGGTTCCGTGAAATATTAATATACTTTTATAAGGTGTTTCTCTAGATATAAAATTTTTTAAGAATATCTGATATGGTGCTAGTTGAAAATCCTGTTTCTGACAAACATTATCTTTATCTTCTTTCTCCGTATATGCTTGAAATTCTATTCTACTAGCTATATTATTTGAAAAATTTTCATTGCCATATATCGGGTAATAGTATTTTTCATTTTTTTTTTGTGCTGGTGTAACTTGTCTTATCAATACTTGTGATTGTGTTAATGATGGTGCTACTACTGGTGCTGCTACTGGTGCTACTGCTGGTGCTGCTACTGGTGCTACTGGTGCTACTGCTACTACTGCTTTCTTTTTTGTTTTCTTTTTACATTTTCCTTCACATTTTTCTTGTTCATATATTCCCCCCAGTTTACAAGTCCTTCTCTTAATACCATTCTCTTTTGCTTCTTTTGCTGTTTTATATATATAACCACAAGTTTCTTCTTCATTTTCTGAACCCCCTTTATATTTTTTTAATGTTTTATGGTGTCCCATTAATATATATTATATATTAAGTTTTTTATTCTAAAGTAAAGTCAGTTTTGTAGTTATCTATAAACCTGAATACCATATTAATTAAGTCTATTTTACTTATATTATAATCGCGTATACACGATAAACATTCTTCTTTGGATTTAATACTAATATCTCTAATTTCATTTATTTGTTCCTTATTCTGTTTATCTATTTTTAAATTATCAATATTATGACAATAACCTACGTAATATATATTTTTATAATTAACACTATTTTCACCTGTAAATACTTCTTGTATTTGATGAATATTTTTTATAATATTATAATCTTCAACTTTAATACCTGTTTCTTCCTGCAATTCCCTTTCTGCAGCTTCTAAAAATGTTTCTCCTATTTTCTTTTTACCTTTAGGGAATTCCCATTCTGTTTCAATATATTTATATTGAATATCTTTAAAATATTTTTCTATACTATACATTTCATTGTTTTGACTATAACCATCTTTTAATATATTAAATAACTTTTTACTTCTATTATATTCTTTCATATATTTTGTTTCATTTATATTATCTATTAACCATAAACTTTTCCATAATGTATCAAAATCTTTTGTTATTATATCGTTTCTTTCTTGATTAGATATTCTACTAAGTAATAATTTAATTAATTTAGTATTTTTTGGATTGTATTTTCCTCTTATTAATTCTATATAACATAATGAATCTTTCCTTTGTATCATTATTATCTTTGGGATATCTTTAACATATGTAAATAATAATACACCATAACTTGTTATTGGTTTATTACATTGTCTACTATAATGTCCTTTTTCACCACAATTATTGCAATACATAATTTACTTATATATATATTCTTATTATTCCTTAAAGTAAAAATTTTTTATATCATATTATATAATGAATCCAGAAATTTGGGGACCTAAAGCTTGGTTATTTTTACATTCTATTACATTAGCATATCCGAATAATCCTACTGAAACAGATAAAAATAATTATAAAGTTTTTTTTAATACACTTCAACATGTTCTTCCCTGTCAGAAATGTAGTTATAATTTTCAAAATAATTTTAAAAATAATAGTATTGATAATCACTTAGACTCTAAGAAATCTTTAGTCAAATGGTTAATTGGTATTCATAACTCTATTAATGAAGAGAATAATAAATCAATAATGACATACGATGAAGTAGTTAAGTATTATAAACAAATTTATAATATTTCTAAGGATAATAGTTTTAGTAAGGATATTGGTAACTATCCTTTAAGGACAAATAATAAATTTTTATTGTTTGCTTTATTAGTCTTAATCGTAATATTAGCATATTATTATTATAAGAAATATTTCCAAAATTAATATCTTTAATAATAAATATATATGGTAAAACAAATATTTGTTAATAAGATACTAAGTGATAAAGAAGTATCTGATTTAGAAGGAACTTGGATTACAGAAGATCACATTAAATTACCAATAATTAATGAAGATAGTGATGTATATTATAATGATAGTGGTGTATATAAATTACTTTTAAAATTTAGAAAAAATGTAATAGATGATGAATTAATTGATATTGGTTGGAAATCCTATAAAGATTTGGCTAAGGCTAGTCGTGGTAGAGGCGCTTCTGCTGGACCTATTAATGTTTCTGGTCAATATTGGTCTAAGAGAGTACTAAAAGAAACAAAAAAATGGTCAACTAGTTATTTAGTTAATGGAAAACAAAGTAAAATGAAGGTAAATAATCAAGTTGCTTCAAACCCTATTGGATTTTATGAAGAAAGTAAAAATTTTAGTAAATTACCTTGCAGATTAACGCATTTTACTAGAACCAATTTTGATAAATATAATCAGGGTTTACCATTTATTAGAAGGATTAATGAATTATTTAAAGAACTAATTCCTAGTTCTTATAAAAGACAATTAGATAGAGCCCTTTTAAGAGATAAATATATGATTAAAGATACAGCATTCTCAACTGTTACTATTAATCGAAACTTTAGAACTGCATTACATAGAGATGCTGGAGATTATAAAGAAGGATTTGGTAATTTAACTGTTATTGAAAGAGGTAGATACCAAGGCGGGTATACCGTTTTCCCACAATTTGGTGTTGGTATTGATTTAAGGAATAATGATTTTGTAGCAATGGATGTCCATCAATGGCATTCTAATACCAAAATATATGAAACTGATGAAGATCATAAATATAATTTGACATTGCCTATAGATTATAAAGAAAACTCTGATGTAGGGACTGAGGGGTTATATAAACCTTATACTAGATTGTCATTTGTTTGTTATTTAAGAGAAAATATAATTAAATGTGATAATGATAATGTTAATTATAAGTTTCTACAAGCTTCAGGGCATTCTAAATTAAATTAAAAATACTTAAATATTATTATATAAATAACTATATATATAAACTATGATTAACTTGAATCAGATCGCAATTGATAATATTAAGATGTTAGCTGAATTTGATAAAGAAAATAATTTTATTTCTTTTAAAGATAAGATTATTCTAGAATCTAAAGAGAAAGAAGATAATTTTGAAAATATTACAGAGCTTCATGATATTGAATATGCTTTATACTTTAGTTTTAACCATATTCTTACATTAGTTAAAAACTATGATATTACTTGGTATGAAGGTAAACGCGTGGTTACTCTCAAACAGAGAAAATATACTAGAGATGAATTAATCAGTGATATGGAAGATGCAATTGAAAATATCTTTGATATATATAATAATACTATGTATGATGATACTAATGAACGCATTTATAATATGCTAGAACATATTGATGAACTTATCTTTAGAAAGAAATATGATCTCAAGTACTATAAAGCATATTATAAAATGATAGATTATTTTGATTATTTATGTTCTGGATTCACTGCTTTCTATAATGCTAGTATTAAATTTCATAATATAAATATGGGTATTACTGAGTCTGATGAAGAATCCGAATCTGATTCTGATAATGATTCTGATAATGAACCTGGAACTGAATCTGACCCTGATTCAGATACTGTTCTAGATGAAACAGTTAATGATGAAGATAAAAAAGAAGATTAAATTAAATCAGGTATATATCTAAAACTATCTGTACTATATTTTGTTAATATATATGTTTTATTTCCTACATTCCCTATTATAACTTCATCGCCTTCATATATTTCTTTACAACCATGTTCATCTGTGCATCTTGTATTATTTTTATAAACTGGTATTTTTGTAGATAAATTACTATCTAATGAAGAATAGTAATTCCAACTATTTGATCCAACATATGTTTGTCTTCCGAAAAAAGGTTTGACATCATCTGGATCATTAACATTTGTTAGTATTCCCATTTGTTGATATTCCGTGGGCATACCTCTTGTTCTAATATTTATTGCAGCATATGGCCTGGGTTCATATATATAACCTGGTGCTACTAATCTTCTATCTATTCTTTCTTCTAAGAAACTTTTATTATCATTCATATCTATATCTATATTTACTTGATCTTCTGTAATATTTGTATCATTGCCAATATTTGTCTCAGTTTTTAATATATCTGTTTGTTTGAGTATATATATCATAAACATTAAACATATTAATGTTAATAATACAATTACAAGTATGTCTTCTATTTTTAAATTATTCTTTTTCATATATTAATATAACAAATATAAAATATTTTAATCAAAATATTAAAAAAATCTTCTTTGTGTGTAATTTCTTCTACTACTTCGTTTGATACTACTTCGTTTGCTGCCACCTTTTTTCTTCGATTTATTAGAATGACTTTTACTTTGTGTTCTTTTCTTTGACTTAACACTAGTATCATTTATAAATTGACGTTGATGATCCATATTTACAGGCTCAGATGAACTAGAGTCATCTAAAGAATCTTTGCGCCTTTCATCCTTCATACGTATTTGAACACTAGGGTCATAATTGCTTTGTATATCAAATATTCTAGAAGCAACATCCGGATCTAATAGATTCAATGGTGTATCATCGCCTAAACGCGTAATGAAACTATTCATGAATGCTAAATTCTGCTGACCCTTTTGTAAATCGATATGTTCTCTAATTAATGTAGCAATGTCATTGTACCCTCTTTCTTCCGCGCGCATTAAAGCTGAATTACCAAAACGATTTTTAATATTGGGGTCTGCTCCATGATCCAATAATAATCTGACAATTTCTGTATGATCTTGATATGATGCCATCATTAAAGCTGTATTACCACTACGGTTTTGAATATCCGGATCAGCACCACCTTCCAATAACAATTCAAAGATATCTGATAAACCTTGATCCGCAGCATACATTAAAGCTGTATTACCATCATTGTCTTGTATATTAAGATCCGCTCCATGATTTAATAAAGATTTAGCAATATTATAGCCGGCTGTTTTGTCATATGGTTTTACGTATCCCGCCCGCTCGTACTCCCTCCAACCGTAGAAATCACGAACCAGCCTCCAACTGTCTACCGGGTGCCCACCTCGACGAAGGTTCCAGATATTTCTTATATCTATTATTAAAGCTGTCCTACCATTATCACCTCTAATATTGGGATCAGCACCACGTTCCAATAACAATTCAACTGTATCAAAGAAACCTCCTTCTGCAGCACGCATTAAAGCTGTAACACCTTCCTGATTTTGAAAATTAGGATCAACCCCCCTATCTAATTTATGACGAACTTTATCTGTATAACCGAAATTGGCGTTTCTCATCATATTGAATCCATTCCTTTTTAAAGCTCCGGGAATTATGTACTTCATTATAATATAACATATTAAAAAATAATTTGATAATTTGATAATATTTAAAATTTAACATAATATATTACTTAATAGATAATATGTTATTTGGAGAACTTAATCTTATATACTGTTCAAATAATAACCATATCATTGGCATAAATAATGATTTATATATTAAGATTAAAGAAGATTTATTATATTTTAAAAATATGACATCTTCTCCAAAAAAGGATAATTATATTGTTATGGGATATAATACATGGTTGAGTATTGGAGAAAAACCTTTACCTAACCGAATTAATATTGTTATTACAAAAAATAATGCTAATAAAATTAAGAATGATAGTGTAATTATATTTTCTTCTTTTGAAAACCTTATGATACATAGATCTAATTACAATGTAGAATCACTTCCAAAAATGTTTGTAATTGGTGGTGCAAAATTATATGAATATGTATCAACAAACTATAATGAAGTTATTAATAATATATATCATACACATATTATTGATGATTATGATTATGTAGGAGCTTGTAAATTTAAAATGGATTTATCTAATTTCCATAAGATAACTAGTTATAAACATAATGGCATTGGTAAATATTATAATGGTGAAAGTAAAAATATAGATTATTATTTTGATGTATATAAAAATGTTAATATGATAAATAATATTGGTGAAAATAATTATTTAGAATTAATTAAAGATATCTTGAATAGTAACAATATTGTTCAAGGAAGAAATGGAAATGTTATTTCTCAATTTGGGAAACGCATGGAATTTGATTTAACTAAGTCATTTCCATTACTTACTACTAAGAAAGTTGGTTGGAAAACTGTCCTTAGAGAACTAATATGGTTTATGAATGGATCAACTGATAATAAGCTATTAAAAGATAAAAAAGTAAATATATGGAATGCCAATGCTTCTAAAGAATTTTTAGAATCTAGGGGATTAGATTATGAGGAAGATGATTTAGGACCTGTATATGGATTTCAATGGCGACATTTTGGAACCGATTATGTAGATTGTAAGACAGATTATAGTGGTAAAGGCAAAGATCAATTACAATATATTATTGATGAAATTAAAAATAATCCAAGTAGTCGTAGATTAATTTTAAATTCTTGGAATGTAATGGATATTGATAAAATGGCTCTTCCTCCTTGTCATGTAATGGTTCAATTTAATATTGATGGTAAATTTATTGATTGTCAATTATATCAAAGATCTGGAGATATGTTTCTAGGTGTTCCATTTAATATTTCTTCATATGCTTTCCTTTTATCTATTATTGGACATATTACAGGTTATATACCTAGAAAGTTCATACATATTTTAGGCGATTGTCATATTTATGAAGAACATGTATCTGCTGTTAAAGAACAATTATTAAGAAAACCTAATATATTCCCTACATTAAGTATTGATAGTGAGTTAAAAGATATTGATAATATTAAAGAAGAATATTTTACTATTAATAATTATTTTCCACAAGCTGTTATAAGGGCTCCTATGATTGCTTAAATTGACTACATGGTCCCTTTGGTTTCTTAAATTTATCACGTGCCGAATTATATTTCTTAAACTTTTCACAGTCTGTTTTAGATTTCTTTTTAGTTTTCTTTTTAGCTGGTTTCTTTTTCTTTTTAGTTTTCTTTTTAGCTGGTTTCTTTTTAGGATTTTCTTTTACTATAATTAATTCCATTACAACTGCTTTTTGTTCTCTATTACATTCATGACTTAACATATTAATAAATTGTTGCATACCTCTTAATGTATTTACATCTTTTTTTACTAAATAATTATTTAATTTTTCTTTATCTTCTTTCTTATAATGTTTATTTAATACATTATAAAAATTTTTTCTTTCTTTAATATCTACATCTTTTAATGTATTTATTAAGTTGTTTGCAATTAATTGTTCTTTTTTATGGCGTGGTTTTTTATTTAGGCTTTTAGGAATATTAACTATTTCTTTTTTATCAGAACTTCTATCTATCCCTAACATATCTTTTTGTCTATTTGTAAGTGCTTCTTCTTTTCTTATATTATGTTGTTTCGCTGGAAATTCTCTATCACCTCTTTTATGTCTTTCATCCCTTACACCCATCATATCTCTTTCATGTCTTTTACCTCTTTCATGTCTTTCATCTCTTATACCCCTCATCCATCTTTCACCTTTTTCTTCTCTTTCATCCCTTAATCCTCTATATCCTCTTTCATCTCTTAATTCTCTTTCATCCCTTAATCCTCTTTCATCCCTTAATCCTCTATAACCTCTTTCATCCCTTAATCCTCTTTCATCTCTGAATCCTCTATAACCTATATAATCCCTTTCATCACCATATACCCCCATACCCATAGGGAATTGACCATATCTTCTATCTACTCCTAGACCTCTATTATCAACTACCCCGGGAACTCTATTGCCTCTATTATCAACTACTCCTGGACCTCTATTATCAACTACTCCTGGGACCCTATTACCTCTACTATCAACAACTCCTGGGACTCTATTATTAACTACTCCTGGAACCCTATTACCTCTACTATCAACAACTCCTGGGACTCTATTACCTCTACTATCTTCACTACCTGTTGGAGATGATTTTATTACTTTAGGCACTTTAGGCACTTTAGGCACTTTAGGCACTTTAGGCACTTTAGGCACTTTAGGTACTTTGGGCTTAACTACTCTAGCTCCAGGTGTATCACTATCTTCGCTTTCATCGGGCATATCAGGTAATGAATCTTCATTGCTTTCACTTCCTTCACTACTATTACCAAAAAATCTATCTAACCATGACGGTGTTTTTTCTTTACCTATATTTTTTCTTTTTGATCTAAAATATTCATGATCTTTTGATAAACAATCGCCGGTTTTAGCTAATTCATTTCCATCTTCAACATAACCACAACCATCTGTATTTTGACAATATGCTTTAAATCCTTTATGTATACTACATTCTGGTTCGTAATTTTCCGATACTGCTTGTCTATCTTCTGAAGACCCTTGATTAGATGTTGCTGACGATGCTTCTGAAGATGTAGCAGATGATGCTTCTGAAGATGTAGCAGATGATGCTGGTGAAGATACAGCCGATGATGCTTCGGAAGCTGCTGAATCTATTAATCCTTGCCTTTCTTCTTCACATTGGGCTAATTCTCTTTTACTAGTTTCTAATCTATCTTTAATAGTTGCTAAATCTTGTATAATTCTATCCTTTTTTTCCTGGGACATATTAGTATATATTATTATATATATAATAATTATTTATCTATTCTTTCTAATAAAATATTAATATGTATATCTTCATACTTATTATTTGTTATAATTATTAACTTGTTGTTTTCTATATATTCATATTTAGGTAAAAATGTTAAACTATTATTTTCTTTAATATTAAATATCCATTTAAGTTCATTCTCTTCAATTACTATTTTACATATTATATTATCATCTTTATAAATATATAAGATATCTTTATTATTATCAAGTGCTAAAATATAATTATTATCTTTAATTTTATTCATTATAGTATTTAATATATTACCTTTATCCCCCAATGTTATTATATAATCTTGTATTTTTTCTTCTCCTCTACATAATATGATATCATCATAATCATAATTATTTTTTATTACATCTAATATTTTCATATATATATTTTTACCTTGGATTTCATATTCTATTAAATGTTTATGCAATAAATCAATTTGTCCATTAATAATTGTACGCATATCATGTAATTGTGATTTAGTCCTTGAAAAATTATTAATACATTCATCTAACTCTAACATATTGTCATTTATTATTTTTAATACATCTTCTACTTCTTTATTTTTAATAATTGTTTTCTTTTCAAGACACCCTGATGCAATAAGTGAGATAAGGAATTCTGTTCCAAATTCTATTCCATGACCATTTAGCCCTGCACAAGCTACATATATTAATATTTTTCCATTATATATTTCATAATCCATCATTTTCTTACCAACTATCCCAGATGTTTGTGATATAAATATACCATAATTACTATTAGTTGTCATGACGTCATTTTTAAATTTTTCAATTTCTTTTTTACCAACATTTGTAGAGTATGTTTTTATTTCATATAGAATTTTACCATAATCATCTGAATAAGCAAATAAATCTGCTTCATGAGATGTTCCGGTTGTATCATCTATTCTCCAATTTGGATATTTTTTTACTAATGAATTCATCGCCAATGATTCACCAAGTTTTCCTTTTCTACTAGAATTATTTTTTATATTCATTAGATCTTTCAACATATTACTTATTTCTAATAATTCATTTTTATTTTCAAGATTACTATCTTCTATTATATTTTTAAGTGGATCAAAGTAACTATTACCCGACATATATGTTTTTGACATTTCTATTGATTTTATTCCTATTGATATTGCAGTTTTTAAGATATCTTCATAATCTTTTTCACTAATAGATTTTAGATATGCTATATCTTCAATATTATCTATATCAATATTTATATTCATATTCATATTATATTATTAAAATAACTTTATATAATCAAATTAAATTTGATGGATTTAATAATTATTAGTAGATTTGTATTTATCTACCCATATCATTAAACTTCTTTCAGAACAACCGAATATTTTATAGGGTTGTAATTTATTTTTATATATTTATTTTTATATATTAATATATATATATATATATTTATGATAATATTTAATAAGTGGTATGGTAGATTAGGTAATAATATAATCCAAATTAGCAATGTAATACATATAGCTATAGCATATAAACATAATATTAAATTTAATGTTAAGCATAAATTCTTTGATTTTTCAGTAATTGAAAAATATTTTAACAAATATAATAATAATAAAATAATTAGAAATCATTACTTTTTTGATAGAGATAAAAGATATAAATTGCCATTCTCAAATGATATATTTACACAAAATATTGAAGAAAAAAATCAAATATTACAGGCAGCATTTTTAATAAATAATATTAATAAATTAAACGAAAATGATTTAGTAATTCATGTTAGAAGTGGAGATATATTTTCATCAAATCCACACCCTAGGTATGTTCCCCCACCTTTATCCTATTATACTAAAGAAATTGATAAGTATAAATATGAAAAAATACATATTATCTGTGAAGACACTAAAAATCCAGTTGTAAATGAATTACTAAAATTATATAAAAATACCATTTATGAGAAAAATACTTTAAAACAAGACATTAGACTTATATTAGGAGCTACAAATATATTATTTAGTATTGGATCCTTTGTTCCATCTTTAATGATGTTGTCTAATAATGTTAAATATATTTCTAGATTCAATAAAAAATTTCCGACATTACAAGATGTTTATACAATCAATCGCAATCCACAACAATGTGTCTGTACCGAAGAATCTAATGAAGGGTATTATAAAGTTATGAGACCTTGGAAAAATTTAATAAAACAAAGGAAATATATTTTAACTTATGATTATAATTAACTCGGCATTTTAAATGTTCAAAGGTGTAATAATATATTATTAAGATAACTTTATATAATCAAATTAAATTTGATTAATAAACACAAAATATTGAAAATTATATATCAATGATACATTTAGATACTGCATTTCCTACAATAGTTTTTGATAAATATTTAATTGATCCTTCAATTATGGATAATATTATTGTAAAGGAAAAAAAGAAACATAAAAGAACTGGACAACAATTTTATTATAAAAATGAATATAATCCATATTTATCATTTATATGTGAAATTGCATCAAATTTTCTAAATGATAACAATTTTAATCACGATGAACAAATTTGGTATATGGATGTAATTCGTTATGATTTAGATAATCAAATTAAACCAGTTAATTCTGGTTTAGCATGGCATTGTGAAAATGATAATTACGATAACTTGATTACTGTTCTATTATACCTTCATATTGATAAAACTGTTAAAGACGGCAATCTAAGATACAGAGATAAAAATAATGTTAAACAAATTATCGAAATAAAGAGTGGAACGACAGTTATTATGGATGGTAGAGTTAAGCATAAACCACAAGATCCATATGGTTCAGGTAGACGAGATTTAATAATTATTAGTTTTGAAAAAATAAATTAAGACATCTTTATAGATTTTAATAATATATTATTTTTTATAATAGAACAATCCATACATGAATTATTTTCACAAATATAATATATTGTATTTCTTTCGCTAATTAATATTTCTTCAAATGTATGTGTATGAATATGAAAATTTATATCATTTACTTTGTTAACTAATATTTCTAACCCGTTATCTTCAAATAATTTTAACATAGATTTTTTGAATATAATTAAGATATCTTTTATATTATCACATATATTTAAGTCTATTAATATATTATACCCTTGAAATATATCAGAAGAACATATAAATTGTTTAATATTAGTTTTAGTATCTATAATATTAGTCTCCATTATATTATTTAATTATTATATATATATATATGGAACGTTTTCAAAATACAGGAACATTATATGGTGGTAATAAAAACAATAAAAAGAAAGAAGTTAAAGCAGTAAAGGAAGATATTAAACCGTATTATGCAGATGATAATACAAAGCGTTTATTAAAGAAAAACAGAGAATTGCGTGATGAATTAGATAAATTAAAGATATCTTTTAAAGAATTAGAAGAATATAATAATGAACTAGTTAGATTAAATCAGACATTAAAACAACGAATTAAAGGGATACAATTTAAAGCTAATTGAAATAGTTATTCTAATGAATGCATTTATATTTGATTTAGAAACGACTGGTTTAAACCCTTACCATGATTCAATCATAGAAATAGCGATAAAAAAATTTAATGAAGATATATCATATGAAACATTTGTTAAGCCAACTACATTATATGATGGAAAATTTGTACCAAAATTAATAACAGAAATTACTAAGATAACACACGAAGATATAGCTAATAATGGTATATCCCAATTTATGGCTTGTCAATATTTTTTTAAGTTCTTATCTAAAAATACAGATAAGGAAGGAAATATATATTTAATTGCACATAACGGGATATCATTTGACATGATATTTATATGTAACTTATTAAAAAACTTTATTAATAGTTCACCTAAAGAAAAATCTATAAAATATATAAATATATATAATAGAATTAAGTGTATTGATACCCTTTTTTTATCTAAATATTTATTACCTAATAGAGGGTCATATACACAATCATCATTGTGTCATACATATAGTATACACCAAGAAAATCCCCATAGAGCTAAAGGTGATGTTGAAGATTTAGAAAAATTATATATTAAATTATTAGAAATAATTAATACAGATAATCATGATCAAGTTTATTGTCTTTTAAATACGTTATAATATTTAAAATTTAAAAACTTAAATAACTAATAATGTCCAAAGAAACAATAAATTACCCAAATGTATCTATTTTAATGCCAACATATAATAGAAATAAATTTTTAAAGCTCGTTTTAATAAATATATATAATATGGACTATGATAAGAAAAAATTGGAATGGGTTATATTAGATGATGGACCTGAACCGTTTTTCAAAAATAAAGAAGAAGAGGAACATATTAGAAAGTTATTATCACCAATTAAAATTAGATACATATATGATCCTTCAAAACATCTTAAAATTGGAGATAAAAGAAATAAATTAGTTAAATTAGCATC